CCGTTGGGAATAGGTGTGTTTACTTCTATCTCCATTAGATTGTCGTTTCGGTCAGCGCTCCTGTGCCTTGAATCGTTACCGATACTGTAGCGGCTTCGTTGTTAGCTGCTGAGATACTTACGTTCTGTAAGATTCCAGTGCCTGAGTAATATTTTTCTCCTGATGTTGTGCCACCAAAATAAACCGTGGCATTTGTTCCAGCGATGATGTCTGTAATTAACTGAGGCGCTCCACCAGATACGGCTGCATCCCAATGCAATTCAGCGGTGATACTCCAATTCTTATCACCTGTCTCAAGTCCTGTAAACCATCCGTTTGAATCTTTGTCTGTTACGTCAATCACGTTTTTATCAATCGTGATGTCGCCCGAGATTTGGCCAGGGATTTGTGTCCCGTTCCATTTCACTATAATAAATCTTCCATTTTTGCGTGCCATAATCTTAAATTAAAATTGTTACGTTAATTGTCCTTCCTGCGAATAATACCCCGTCGGAGTACTCTTTTAGAGTGTTTGAAGAGTCTACTTTTATTACAACATTTTCATATTGTTCAACATAGATATTTTCAATCTTAGGCCAAAGTTGAGTTTCAATATCGAACGCATCGCCTTCGGTACCTGAGTTTCCTAAGTGATGAGTTATTACTAAAATCTCTACCCTACACCTCCAAATATCATCCGTTTTATTCTCTTCATTTACGCACTCTACTGAGTTGATTAATATATACGGGCCTTCCACGTCTACCGGCAAAACACCGGAATAAATCTGCACCGGTTTGTTTTCAAAAACTATTCCGGTACATGACCTTATAAGAGCCTCATATATATTTTTCCCTGGGTGCATTATCCTGCAACGATTACCATTCTTAACTTATCTCCTGATGTACCTGAGATGTCGATAGTTTTGTGAGTAGCATCAACAACTACTCCTGTATTGTACTGTGAGCACATTACCATTCCACCCGGCTCTAATACAACTATCCCAGCAGCTCCAAAAATTGCGTATCCGTTTGAGGCTCCTACTGTGATAGTGATATCACCCGTATTAGTAGTGTCCGCTTTGAACATTGCGACTTTCACCTTGAGTGAATTCATTGTTAACGCTGCTCCTTCCGGGTCAGTGAGTGATGTCAAATCAATCGTATCCGCTCCGTCTGTGGTCAGATAGTCAGTATATGCCTTGCTCACCGCTTGCGTAGATGCTGAGGTTAGTTCAGTGTCGATGTTTAGCGCGTCGGCTGTTACTTCTTGCGCTGTCAGGTTATCACCTCCCAAAGTCCACTTTGGTTGAAGTTTCGCCTGAAATATTGCTTTACTTAGTGTGCTTGCCATAATTATTTTATTTTTTTAATTTCGTTTTGTAATAATGGAATCAATTCATTTTTATTCTTTTCGTATGCCGGTGTCATGTACGGTTGCGCCTTTGTTCCTTTCTTTGCTATTTTGCGACCAATTAAAAACGCAATTTGATTTAGTTGTTTACTATTTCTACCTGCGATTCCTTTTTTAATTACCCACTCTTTTATCAAATTTACCGGCTCAAATGGCGGACCTTTCCCCGGCTTTCTACCGTATTCAACGAATATACCATACTCTGCGTCGGACCTTACCTCTGCATGTAAAGAACGCTCTGTGCATTTTTGTAGCACTATTTTACTTCTTAAAAATCCGCCAGTTACAGGTGAGTTTCTTTTTGCGTCTGCATGAATATCAAACGCTACTTTGTTTATAACGCTTGATATTGCTTTATCTCCCTTGCTTCCGAATCTTTTAAGGTAGTTGATTAGATTTTTATATTCTGTTCTATCAAATCTCATTTCTTTTCAACCGCTAAAATTTTAAAGAACGTATCACCCTCATTTTCATTGACCACCGAACGCACCGAGAAAGTTCTTGTACCCCATTTGATTTCAACTGTCTTGTCAATCAAGATGTCTTTGCGATACCTTGTTGATATTTCAACCGCTGAAACCTCTTCAATTACACCATATCTCAGGAGCTCTGCACCATCCAACGTTTTTACTTTTGCCCAAACAGATACGATTTTAGTTAGAGTAGATTTTGTTCCACCCGTTGAATCTCTTACCTGCACAGGTTTGTAAAGACTTATCCATTTATTAAAATCGTTTGAGTTCATAATACTCTCGATCTTTTGTAGGACAACATCACGTTGTAAATCTTGTCAGTCATTGGTTCCATCGTTGTTCCTCGGTTGTCGTACATCATTTTAGCGACATCCAAAATACAGATTTTAATATCTGATGGGCACGAAGTATAACCAGCGACATATTCGATTTGATAGGTATAATCACCCTCCTGAGCGTCGATTGCAAAATTATTTGATAGCAGTTGAATCTCTTTAAATTGATTACCTCTTAAATAATAAGCGGTGTTTAATGTGAGAGTTTCTTCGCCTCCTTCTGCGTCAATCATTTTGACCGATGTTATAGAGGTGTGAGGCCCCCTAGGGAGCTTAACCCTGTTATCATCAATATCGACGGTGTGGTAATTTGCTACAAGTGTTTGAGAGGCTAATGATAGATTGAATCTTCCTTCTAAGTACTTACGAGCAGCAATACCAATCGAAGTAATCAGAGAATCTTCTACCGTGTTATCTTCGCCGTACTTAAGATAGTTCTTTAATTCGGCTAATGTAACCGGCTCTACCGTGGCCTCTGTTTTGACTTGTAGTTCCATTACTTTCTTTTGCGTTCTTTATTCTCAGTTGGTCCTGTTGCTTCTTTTGTTTCGTAAATCTCGTACATGCCTTTGATGCACTCCAAAGATTTGGCATCTTTGCCTTTGAGGATTGTTCCCTTTTTTGGTCCTTTTGTTATGATTACATCCATTGTCTTAAGTATTAAGGGCCCGAAGGCCCTATGTTTTACGGTTTCGCGCTTATTTTTACAGCTATGCTTCCAATCTTTGTACGAGTGGATGAGCCTGCTGTTTCTGTTACTCTTAGATACCTCCAAAGAACTCCGGTAGATACATCGTTAAATTGAATTACAGTGTCACCGCTTGTACTTTTGTGTGTCTTAGATGTAATAGTGTAATAATTTACACCATCGTTTGAACCCTTTAAATACACGGTATTCGTGCCTGTACCGGAAAATGTGTCAATATCTACTGTAACATTGTACAGATAGATGTAATCCTTCGATGTGAAGAACGTTTTGTTAATCGTTCCTGCTGTTCCTGTGATGTCGCTCACGCCCGCGTATGCGTATGAGCCATAGGTCCCGACCTTCATGTTGACATCTTGTGCTTGAGCTACAAATCCAACAAGTACAAGTGATAAAAGAAATATAAATTTTTTCATTTTTGTAAATTTTAATTGTTAAAAATTAGCGGGGACAAGCCCCGCATAAATTACGATATTGCCAACGCTGGTAAAGCGGTGTCGAAATCAATATAAACAAAAGCGTAACGGTCAACCAATTTGGTTACCAACGCGGCTCTCATGGTGGCTTTAACGGCAATCATGTCTGTATCGAAGTAGAAATCTTTGCTTACTTCTAAGCTCAAATTTCTCTTAACATACAGCTGAGTTTTGCTGAAATCTCCCACGATACCATCGTTACCGGTGAAGTCTTGAGAAGAAAGGCATGTCATTTGTCCAATTCTGTTGATGCCGTTCATTCCGAATCCTGGATATTTCAACATGTTTTCGCCGTTTAGCAAGGTTTCGATGTTGAAGATAGTTGTAGGATTAACAACTGCATAATTAGCAAAGAACCCCTGTTTATTGGTATCAGCGGTGTTACCGAGCTGAACCTGCAACATTGCTGTCCTGAGTGCTTGCCATTCATCCGGAGTTGACCAACCTGTAACTCCTGAAGGTTTTGCAAATGCTTTGGCTACTGTTTGAAGTCCATTGAGCTCTGATGTACCTGAGCCTGCTTTAATCTGGGCTTCCAATTTTCTTAAAAGACCATTGATAAGCACATCATTTACCCAGCCATTCATTGCGTCGTCATCTTCAAACTCTTCACTTGAAACAGATGCAAGGTGTCCAATTTTCTGGAAGTCTTCTTTGTAACTTACAAAGGTTCCGTGAGTCTTGTCAAGTTGTGCTGCTTCAGCCTTAACTGCTGCGCTGTCGGTGCGTGCAGTCTCTTCCCTCCATGAGATGTTGTTCACTTTGTCACCGATGTATCTCTTTGGAACAATGGTGTACAAAGGATTCGACCTCCATGGCGCAGTTCCGATACCTGGCTCTCTCATTGATGCGATTGCTACAATACCCGCGCCCGCGCTTGAATCAGTGGTCAGAATGTCGGCAGCTGCTTTAACTTCCATCAATACTTTTCCGCCTTGTTTTACATACTCTCTCTTTTCAGGAGTTAGAGCGGCTTTGATTGACTGAGCGGTAGTGATGTCTTTAACACCTCTTTCGTTTTTGAGGTCGGTGTGTTTCTTTTCCAGCTCGTTCACCTGATTCTGCAAGGCTTTCACGTACTCACTGGAATTCTTGCCATCGATAATAAGATTGTCTTTGATTGCAGAAATTTGCTCACCTAATTTGAGCACGTCTTCTGCTTTAACGTTTTTTTCGCTCATTGACTTAACTTGTGCGTCAAGCTGCGAAAGCTTTTCGGCCATGCCTTTTGTGGCTGCGTCGAGTTGTTCTTTAAAATTTTCCATTGATAATAAATAAATAGTTAATACTTAATTTACTTCATCAATGGTAACGACTCGCTTAGAGTGGCCGGTTGATAGCGCTTCTATAAAGACCAATTCCTTTTCACAATATCAAGGAGTTCCTTTATTTCAAGCTCGTCAAATTTAACGCTCTTTAAGAAATTTTGTTTCTCTTCTGGCGAAAAGTTGTTAACAATTTTAATCAACTCTTCTTTTGGAATATCTTTTAATTCGATTACAGGCGTTTCAGGATTCGCCCCCCAACCCGTTAATGACGAGGCCTCCCAAAGTCTAACCTCATCCAAAATTAAAACATCTTGATTGTTTAAATTTTCTTTGTGCCACTTAATTGGATCATATCCGTATGAGTGTTCGGTGATTACTTCTTTTATATACTCTTCATACGATTCCCTTGAGAGTTGAGTATCGATAAATTCCGACAACATCCAGGCTCCTTTTAGATCGTATCCTACCTCTCTAACCTTTGCCACGGCTAAATTTCTGTCGTGGTTCTTTAAGTGTTTAATCCTTTTAAAATTCTCTTTCATTGTCTTTTTGAAAGCTCCTTCTCCGGTAATTTCTCCGTATGAATCAATCACGCCAAAAGTAGAAAAGTAAAATTTGACCGTTCTTGTTTTTTCGTCGATGTCTTCAATGTCTGTATCACCAACATATTTACAGGAGTAAGGAAGGCCTAATCCTTTTGTCCATGTTTTGTATCTTTCTATAATTTTTTCCATACAATTTTTTTTATTCGATTATTCTGTATATTTCAGTGCATTTGCAGTTACAAAGATTCGAGGCCGAGAGCGATGGGTCGCCAGGATATAACGCCGTTTCTTCGCTGTCGGCATCAATCAAAGTATAATTATCGTCAAATCCTATCCATCCATTTTCCTCCGCGCTGGTGTGCGATGTTCTGATATTTCTTCCTCCGGTTAACCATTGTTTTTCTTTTTGATATTCTGGGAATTGTTTCGCGCCCTCTCTATTTCCATAATTCATTGCCATTGTCGTCTCTGTGGATGCGATTCTCAGGGCCATCCATGATGAGGAATTACCCCATTGCTTTTCAAGATATGGGATATATTCAGCCATTGAGAGCGTCATGTGCTTATTATCTGCTATTGACTTTTGAATTATCTTTTGCAGTTCCTTTTCAAATGTTTCTTCTATCGTGATTATCTTTTTTGCTGAGGTCTTTTTAAAGAAATCTTGCATTGATAGCTCTAACTGCATTTCAACCGTCAAATCATCTCCCGTTATATCGGCTTTTTTCTTTTTTAATTGCGCTTTAATCGAATTGTAAGAACGTAGCCCAAACTCCGTGCCACAGCCTTTATAAAGACTACTTAGTTCTTCGGTGATTAGTTCAACTTTGATTAATTTTGGAATCATAGAAATAACATCCGAAGGTGATGTATATTTAAGAACATCAAACACCTTTTGAGCTTCTTTTATGTATGCCTTTCTGATGTCTTGAAAGGCTTTCTTTGCCCACTTCTTTCTTATTACTTCATGTTGGCCCATGCTTTGTCTTCAAGTTGTGAAAAATCTAAACCTAATTGCTGTAGTCCCATTCCTATATAACGCGAATCCATCTCAGGTGATTCAATTCTTTCGAGCCCTAAAAGCTCTCTAACCTCGTTCGGAGAAAGGGCGCCGTTTTGAAACGCGGCTCCGGTCCATTGCGATAACTGAATTTTATCGTCTTGTAATTCAGGAATATCAGAGTATCTGCATTTCAATTTATTTCCGGTGTCCTTAATTAAGAAATTAAACCCGTCGATAAATTTCTCTGCGTGTGGGATAATGACATTAGTATATATGGCCCTGTGTGCGATTTTCACATTGCTCTCTGTTGCTGCGTTTGTGGAAAAAATATGTGGAGGAACGCCGTAGATATTACAGAGTTTTTCCATTAACATGCTATTTACTTCCACTATTTGTAAATCTGTTACCGTGTTTGTCTTAGTCTGTAGTAGACTCACTTCACCACGGGTAAGCATTGGAACGCCTTTCTTTTTCCCGCTTTGGCGTTTCATCCATGCACTTTCAAATTCTTTTTGTTCGGTTTCGTTTGTTTCTAATCCCGTGTTACCGTACTGAGTCTCTTTCCTGACAACGATTGCAGGAGGAAGAGGCATCGCATAGACTTTGTTAAGAAAATCCAATCCCTCGTTACTTGCTGCAATCATATTAGCTGCTACCCTCAAAGGAGAAACCCCGAAGTAATTCGCGCCTCCTTTGTAGTCGGGGTTTTGATAAAATTTCGTGTGCCAAATATCCGACGCTGGGACTGTTTTCATTGTTGCTCCGACGGTGTACTCATATATCGGGATGCCTCCGGATGGCTTGATATTAACGTACTGAAGGGGCCATAGTTCAAAATACATTGGTTGTCCTTTCATATTACCGCTTTCATATTTCGGACAATAAACTATTGCGTTACCCCACAATAATCCATGTAGCTCCCAGCTTTCCATGAACTCTGTCCATGTTTGATATGTGTTTGGTCGCGTCATTACGCTTGATAATTCACCGGCGTATTTACCTCCCTTGTCTTCCATGTCGAAGTTTAAACGCCCAAACATCTGATATATTTTTGACGTTACCGCGAAAACCTCGGGGTTTGTTTGGTATCCTTGTGAGGTGTATTTTTCAATCAAATCATCCTTTTTCAAAGTAAATTGCGACGTGTTCAATGTCTCGTAAATGAACGACTGCCCCATGTCCATGGGAATCGCTTTTTTAAATAATCTATCTATTATGCCCATGTGTATACAATATTTTGTGAACGTAAATACTCAATCGCCATTGTTGTCGCGTCTGCTGCGTCGTCTGTTTTATTAGTTCCTTTAAGAGAGTATCCGGTTAAATCTCTCATGTAGTTTTTATATTCAGGGTCTTGATTCTTTTTGAATCTTATCCTATGCTTTATGTCAGGGACTGCATCCTCTATCCTTGCGCGTTTTTCTTTGATTGTGGGGACTGTTTTAATATCGCACGGGTGTAGATGCTCTCTTAGTCTGTCACCTACCCTGAGCGCAAATAATCGCCCTGCATTATTGGATTCAATTCTTATATTTGCAACCTTGTACCTAAGAATCTTATTAACTACCTGCGGAGTGGTCTTTTCGGCTGAGTCCTGCGAGTATATAAGATCGATAAGATATATTTGGTTGTTATTCATTTTCTTCAAGATTAAAAAACAAAGATAATCATTTCCCGTGTCTGCGACGTCGCACACTGCGAAAATGTTATTATAGTCTAATATCTCAGAATCGCTAAAGTATTGTAGCTCATCGGCTGAGAAAGGCATGGAACCCGAGTATTTTGGGTTCTGTTGGTATAGTGCTTCAAACTTTACCGGGTTGTTTTGTTTTTCTAATAATAGTTTTTCTATTGAGTGCTTTTCTGGAAAGAGGGCTTCACCTATTTTGCGCGGGTCTTCTTGGTTTGTGTCGTCTTCTTTAATCGCGGGATATGAAATTACTACCCAGTCATCTTCTTTTGAAAGTATCTCAGCTGCAAGGTCTTCAGGGTGCCAACGGGTAAAAGTAATTAGTTGTTGAGAGTCATTGTGTAAGCGCGTTCTAAAAACACTCCAATACCACTCTGCCACTGAGCCTCTGATATTGACTGAGTAAGCATCCATCGCATCTTTGTAAACATCATCAATAATTCCAATGTCTGCTGTTCTACCTGTTAATGCTCCTTGTACCCCTACTGTAACCAATCCCCCACCGTTTCCGTCAATTATCTCGAATTCGTCGGAATTTCTCAGCCAACTTCCCGATACAGTTCTAATGTTTTTCTCATTTAGTTTTGTTTGCGGAAAGATTGATTTGTATTGGTCGGATGTAATTATCCTTTGAACCTGTAAATTGAATTTTGCCGCGTATGTGTGATTGTATGCTACTAATGCAATTCTTTTATTCGGCTCTCTGCCTAAGATATACGAAGGCAGCATCCTTGAATTTAGTTCACTATTATGTGTTGGTATTAGATTTTCACCAACTAAATATATGCCTCCTTCGACCTGTATGCATTTTCCGTATTTAGGTTCTATTCTTTCTATTTTTGTTATTGATATTCTACGTCTTTTTATTTTGAAATTTGTATTTGATTTTCTTTCTATCCTGCAAGGTATATTTATATCCGGCGAAAATGTAATTTGGTAACATGGTTTAGATGATTTTATTCCAGATGTAATTGTAAATGGTTTTGATTTTGATATTGTTGACCTCCATCCAAATGTTCTAATTAATAATGCTATGTCATTGCTCAATTCTAATGAAGATGATGATATACAGCATCTTCTTGTTTTATGGTATGTATATCCATCCGTATCCATTAATCCAGCTAATAATTCTAACCTATCATTTATTGGCGCTGTATAATATACCTGCGGGATTCTTTTATTATTTAATATTTTATATTTTCTAAGGTCATATGACAGACCTTTAACTGTTTTATATTTTACGCCTGTCTGATTATGTGTCCATTCTGCACCACCTTTATATTGCGTGTTTTGTTCTATCCAATCGCCTGTAATTCTGTCTTTTTGTGCATAACATATAGTACTACCAGATGATTTTCCATCTCCGAGCCATACACCGAGCGTATATGGGTTAATAATTATTTCCTTTTCTATTCCTATTAATGGGGAGTATAATGGTATGTTGTATTTATATCTATTGCCTCTACCCTTTTTTATTTCTCCTTTTATCTTTAATTCTATTTCGTTTGTCGTTATTTTAATGTGCTTTCTTTCGTTTTTCGAGAATACATACCACTCATGTTTTTCATGGCAATCAATATAACTTCCATCTGTAAAATACACCCTGCAATCCTGTATATATTCCGGCGATTCTGCTATAACTATTTTTGGCTTACCATCCAATCCAAATACATAATCACCTGCATGTATTTCTCCATGCATTTTTATGCCATTTGTTGTTAATACTTTAGTGTCATGGCTTATTTGTTTTCCGTGCTGTGGCGGAGCGAACACCATCATTTTTTTAATTCTCCCTTCTGCGAATGCCTGATAATAATGGCAAAGCGTGGAATGATACCAAGTCATAATATAACTTTTATTCATTTCACGCACAAACTCACTGAATGACCCTGCAACTCCCCGCCGTCGTTGCTCTTTCAGTAATTTAAGTTTTTTTATTAGTAGCTCTTTTTCCAAGCTGTTTCTCTATATTCTTGATCTCGTCTTGTAGTTCTTCATCTGTGAGGGTTCCAAGGTCGTCGACTGTTTTTGTTTCAACCTTTTCCATTTTGCTAAATTCATCTTTGAATTTCCTTTCGAGCAACCATGCTGAGGCTTGCCAGTGCTTGGGGTCTTCTGATGCGTTTTGGATGTTCTTAATGTGCCGCTTTTTAAAATGTACTTCGGCCTCTTTTAATAAGTCTATAATTTCCGGATGTTTATCTCTGTAATCGTAAAAGGTTGACTTTGCTAAGCCAACAACTGCAACGGCATCCTGAAGGCCTAAGCCGTTTTTTAACTCTTCGCAAACGGCCAATATATGTTCGTGTGTGATTGCTCCTTTCATTTCCTTTTTCCATCAATATACACAATCACAAATAACAACAATACCCCACACCATAAGGCCCATGCAGAAATTTTATAAATAGCGGGGATATATTTTTCGCTCTTAATTAATACTTTATCCTTTACTTGGTAGATAGTATCTATTTTGGTTTTTTGCTCTTTTATAATGCGTTTAAGTACCTCAATACTATCTGTGTTTGCTGTAATATAGATATAATTGTCTTTTACTTTAACTTGCGCGGGGATGGTGTTCTTTTGTGATAGCTGTCTAACTAGTATCTTTTTTTCATCGTCGCACTCGATTAACATTTGAAGCGCGAAAGAGTCAGGGCTGTATTTTAATGTGGTGTCCGCTTTGTAGATGTACTCCTTGATATATGCGTATTTGATAAGAGTGTCTTTGCTTTGTCCGCAATTATCTGAGGCAAATTTGCACACCTTTGCACTATGTCGTGACATCCTACCCTGAGTAAGGCATGATGAAAAAAAAGCGGTGGAACACAACAAAACCACCGCTAAAACCATTAACTCTATCCTATGTCTGAACATCCTTTTTTTGTTTGTTCAAATATACGCTAGAATTATTTGAATGTTTGTTTTTTTAGCAAAAAGATTTTAACAAGATAATTACATTCCATAATATTGCGCTATCAATTTATTGATACTTTTTTTTAGCCCTTCTGACATGTTAGATGTTATAAAGACGACCGGCCTCCCTGTTGCCACGCTTTCTGTGAATCCATTGGCTTCTTTTACTCGCTCGTACTTTTTGTAAAATCCAATCTCTACATTTTCGAGTTCAAATTTTTCATTTTTTTCTAGAATTTCGATTATTGCCTTCATGTTATTTCTATATTAATTTTCTGATGTAATCAAGTCCTTTCTGATACACTACCGTTTTGGTTCCTATCATGGTAGTTCCTTTGTTGTCGTATTTTGTCTCGACAACCTTAAAATAATTTGCAGAAACGTATTTTTGATACGGCTCATTATTTTCTTTGAGCACTTTTTTCTCTCTTAGGAGTTCAAACAATTGATTTCTACCAATACCCATGTTAAGAATCTTTGCGACTTGCCCCATGTCAATGGTATCTGTGGAGGCGGTAACGGTGTCGTAAAATTCTGCTTTTGGAGTGAGTTCGGTTATTTTCTGCGATGCAATTGCTTGTTGCTCTCTCATTTCTTTGAGCTGTGTAGCGAGCTGAATGAGTAGGTCTGGATTATTAACCAAATTCTCAAGCGTTTGAGGCATCGCTGTCATTCCAATGGTTAATAATTCGTGGATTCTGTCATATATCCACAGTTCAAATTTTGGAGAAAGCCAGGCAGCTAATTTGA